CCCGTACTGATTATCAACAATTCCAGACTTTCCTTGTTTATCAGAAATCATTCGAATCATTTTTGACAAACCTTCGTCTGAGTACGCTAGCTTATATTTATCTAATGAATAGATATATTTAACAAACTCTTCGAATAATGGATGAAACTTACAATTTTCTAGAAGTTGAATTGTTCGAATAGAATAATAATCACTTCCATCAATACCATATTTCTCAAAGTCTGACCATCGCTCTTGGTAGATTAAACGACAAAGCGCACGGTATGTCGGATAAATTCCACCAATTAGTCCGTCTTTCATGTAGTCAATATGATAGACATTTTGTAGGAAAACTGTCCCGTGTTTATCTACATGACTTTTCTCTAACTTGGCAATCTTATCGTATTTTGATAGAGAGTTAAACAACTCATCTACAAAATTTTCATCAATAGGAAATACTCCATCATCTCCTTGACATTGAATGTAATCCATGTACACTAAGTCTGTATCATCATAGATTTGATGTTGTACGATAGATCCAACCTCGTTTGTAAATACAGATCCACTTGGAATACCATGTAAACCTTCAATCACACCATCTGGACTAATAATACCACAAGTTTTGAAATAATCTGAAATTTTATCAATTTCACTATGATATTTAGACTGGAATAAGGACTTAATGTAATTAAAAGCATTATCAATCTGTAATTCGCTTACCGATGAATCATAAGCTGTGAAGTCGACACTTAATAATAAGAGATTATTATGAACGGCGAAGTTAATCATTCGTGTCATAGCTTCATCTGTTGCTTCTGGTCCAACTAATGCTGAACGCCAGCGCATTTTCTTTTGTACCGCTTGAAGAGGTTTATAATACTTCATTTCATTTAGAGCGTTCGACTTAGGATAACCCCAAACGTAACGAGTTTTCCAGCTCTCCTGAGTTCGGGTGAACAGTACACAAGGATAATCTACTGATAGTAAACTCTTTAAATAAGATTCATTTACTAATTTATCTTTAATATCACCAGTTTTAAGCATCGATGGTAATCCAGCAGATGTACTATTCTTAAGAAAATCTACAGCTTTCTGAATTGATATTGGTCGTAAAACACTATCACTTTTAAAAGCTGGTTTGTAAGTATAAGAAGGCTGCTCTCGATTAAAATAATTGTATAAACTATCTTTATTGTCAGACCAAGGTTTAGCTTGCGATCGCGCACTAATCTTTTCCTTCTGTTTACTTTCAATTTCT